GTCGAGCGCGAATTTTCGCAGAAAACCCAGGAAAATGGGCCAAAAACAGCGGAACCGCTTGAGTGTCGCCATTGAAGTGCAATTACTCCGTGGTGCGCTCGTGGTGCTCCGCGGGATCCGCCGCGGTCTTGAATGGGTGATCAGGGGATCGATCACAAATTAACTATGGGTTTCCACGCTCCGCCATATGGACGCATTACCGATCACCCGCGATTAGGATCCACCGCGGCGGATGGGGCTAATGGTGCGTTTGATCTCGTGTCACCCGAGCCAGGATGGACACTCACGATCATTATTTCCGATGGGCGGATCGCGGGTGAGCTCGGTGGGTGGGAGCATGTGAGCGTTCACGCTTACCGTGGCGGCAAGTCACGGATCCCCACGTGGAAAGAAATGAGTTTTGTAAAGGGATTGTGTTGGGATCCTGACGATTGCGTGATGCAATTGCACCCATCGCAAAGTAATTACGTGAATACACATCCCCACGTTTTACACTTATGGCGACCTATTGATCGTGAGATACCCACTCCACCCATTCATTTGGTGTAATTCAGTTACGAAGGGAGCACACACATGCAATCGAGAATGGCGGTGATTACATTCATGGACGGCGGCGGGGGCTCGGTAGATAACACGCTTCCGAGTGGGCCCAATTACCCGAGCGGTGGGCCACTTCCCCCAGGGGCGATCACGCTTCCTGTATTTCCGTTTGATCCCACGGTGCCCGATAACACGCTCCCAGGTGCCCCCACGCCAGGGACACCGCTTCCCACTCCGCCGCCCGTGCGGCCCTCACAACCTATCGCCCCAGGCGGGCGGTTTATCGTGAAGTGGTTTGCGTGTCACGGGCTGATCTTAGTGCCCGATAACACGCTACCGCCCGCACCCGCCCCAAAGTAATACATGGGCAACCACAATAGCGGTAGACGCCCCGAGCCCACCGCTATGCGGCTCTTACGGGGTAATCCTGGCAAACGTCCGATTAACAAAGACGAGCCACGGATTGCCCCCGCGGATCCGAGTTTTGATACTCCGCCCGCGGAGATCACCGCGGATATAGCGGCGGCGGGTGAGTGGGCCCGCATTGTGCCCTTGCTCCGTGTGAGCGGGCTTATTAGTCAAAGTGAGCGGGCGGCTTTAGTCGCACTCTGCCAGCAATGGAGCCGCTATCTTGCCGCCCATGCCCAAGTGCAAGAGCTCGGGATGGTGATCGAGAATACCAAGGGCGGGCTATCGACCAATCCGTATTTGGAAGTGGCGGATCGAGCTCTCGGACATTGCCACCGCCTATGGCATGAGCTCGGGCTCACCCCGAGCGGAAGAGCCAGGGCCACAAAGTTACAAGCCACACCAGAGCCCGATAAAACAAGCAAATGGGCGGGGCTTTTGAAATGACGTTAGATCGGTGGCGTGGCACATTAGGCCCGCTCGGGTGGCTTACTCGGAAGTGGGATGTATTAGTGCTTCGCTGGACATTCCGTAGATAATAGGCGGGCCCGCGATGGGGCCACACTCCGAGTAATAGAACGGGGCCCCGTGATGCCGCGGGCCATTTCCACCGCCACACAAAAAGTAAAGCTGATTAATCAGCTAACACACACCAAGGGCCCTTTTGCGGGCCAACCCTTCCGCTTGCGACGATGGCAAGAGCAACGCATTATCCGCCCCTTATTCGCCACGGATCCCGCCACGGGTTTACGCACCAAGCGGATGTGCTTATTAATGCTGCCGCGGAAAAATGGAAAAAGCGAATTAGCCGCCGCCCTGGCCATAGACGGATTGTTATTCGACGGGGAAATCGGGGCGGAAGTGTATTCCGCCGCCGCGGATAAAGATCAAGCGGGCTTGGTGTTTAACGTGGCGGCTCAGATGATCCGCAACGATCCCGAGCTCTATGCCGCATGTGAAATCGTAGATAGCCAAAAGCGAATTGTCCACCGAGCCACGGGCTCATTTTATCGGGCGATTAGTGCAGAGGCATATTCCAAACACGGGTTTTCGGCGAGTCGGATCATTTATGACGAGCTCCATTGTGCGCCCACTCGGGAATTGTGGGATGTGCTCACAAGCTCCACGGGGGCCCGAGCCCAACCACTTGTTATCGGTATTTCCACCGCGGGTTTTGATCGTCACTCTATTTTGTGGGAGCTCTACACCCACGCGAAAAAAGTAGCGGAGCACCCCGACTTAGATCCGTCATTCCTGCCGATTATTTATGAAGCCCCCACCGATGCGGATTGGACAAGCGAAAAAGTGTGGCGGGCATGTAATCCCGCTCTTGGGGATTTCCGATCACTGGAAGAGATGCGGATCGCGTGTGCCCGAGCTCGGGAAATTCCCGCCCAAGAGAACACATTCCGCCGTTTGTATTTGAACCAATGGACAGAGCAAGCAAGCCGATGGATCACGATGCCCGCATGGGATGGGTGCCAGGGCGAAATCGAGCGGGCCACGCTCAAAGGGCGGCGGTGCTATGTGGGGCTCGATTTGTCCACCACGACGGACCTTACCGCGGCGGTGGCGGTATTCCCGAGCTCGGATGGCTTTGACGTATTAGCCCACTTTTTCATGCCCGCCGAGCGGATCCCGCTCCGAGTCACACGGGATCGTGTGCCATACGATCAATGGGTGAAAGAGGGGTGGCTTACCGCGATCCCTGGCCCCGTGATCGATTACGAGCGGGTAAGGGCGGTGCTCCAAGGGTGGGATCAGGAATTTGACGTAAAGATCCTGGCATACGATCCGTGGAATGCCACCGATCTGATTTCCCGCTTAGAAAAAGATGATGGCTTCACGTGCGTGAAAGTGCGCCAGGGCTTTGCCAGTCTCACCGCCCCGAGTAAAGCATTTGAAACCGCGGTGCTCTCCAAGCGGCTCCACCATAATGGCGATCCCGTGCTCCGTTGGAATGTCGCTAACGTGAGCGTGGAAACCGATGATGTCGGGAATATCCGCCCGAGTAAGAAAGCCAGCACGGAGCGGATCGACGGGGTGATCGGGCTCATCCTGGCCATTGATGCCATGGATCGCCACGATCACACCCCGCCGCCGTCCTATCAGATGATGGTGTTTGGGGCATGAAGCGATCACGTGGACGCCCACCGCTGGATCCCACGGATCGATCCGTCAAACTCTGTATTACCTTACCGCTCCGCCAATTTGACGGCTACTGTAGTAAAGCCTTACGGGAAGCCGTGAGTATTCCCGAGATCATCCGCCGAGAGCTCCGCGGGAATAAAGCACTACAAATTACCCGCCCCAAGTAATGCCCGCGATACTGGCCCGCGGTGATTACCCACGCCCACGCTCTTTTTGAAATTAAATCCGTTGATACCGAGCTCCGCACCATTACGGGGATCGCCACCACACCCACCCCTGATCGGATGGGGGATGTATTAGATCCGCTCGGAGCCACATTTACCAATCCGCTTCCGCTCTTACTCCACCACGATACGCACCGCCCCGTTGGGAAAGTCACATTAGGCAAAGCCACCGCCGCGGGGATCCCATTTACGGCGGAGCTCCCGATCATTACGGATGCGGGCCCGCTCCGTGATCGTGTGGAAGAGGCATGGCAAAGCATTAAAGCGGGATTGCTCCGCGGGGTGAGTGTCGGCTATCGAGTGCTCACCGATGGGATCAAACCCCTAGTGGGCGGGCGGGCACGGCTCACCAAAACCGAATTAGTGGAGCTCTCACTCGTGGCGGTGCCCGCGAATATGGACGCCACGATCCGCACGGTCAAATCATTAGACGCACCACATAGAGCCGCGATTGGCTCCGCCCATCCGCCCCGCGATAGGGGCAAGCCCACGGGGCCAGCCATGACACTTCAAGAAAAAATTGCGACGTTTGAAAACTCCCGAGCCGCGAAAGTGGCCCGCATTAACGCCATTACGGAAACCGCGGGCACCGATACCACATTGGACGATGTGCAACGGGCGGAAATGGATGAGCTCACCATGGACGTAAAAGGGATCGATAGTGATCTCATGCGGTTCCATGAATTGGAGCGGCTCAATACTTCCGCGGCCACCCGCGTGGAAGGCGTCACGGGCACCAAAGCCGCCGCCGATGTGCGGAGCGGCGGGCATACGGTGAGCGTCCGAGATAACGCACCCAAGGGGCAAGCGTTCATCCGCTCCGTGATGACACTTGTGCAAGCCAAGGGTGATTCTTTCCGCGCTATGGAGCTCGGGAAGCAATACCGCGATCCCAATGTGGAGCTCTTGATCAAAGCCGCGGTGGCCCCTGGCACCACGTTAGATCCCGCATGGGCCCAAGCCCTTGTGCAGATTAATGCCCTTACGGGGGAATTTATCGATCTAGCCCGCCCCGCCACGATCCTGGGGAAGATTCCAGGGCTTACCAAAGTGCCCTTTAACACCCAGGTTCCCATTCAAACGGGCGGCGGGACGTATAAGTGGGTGGGGCAAGCGAAAGCCAAGCCCGTGGGTAAGCTCACGTTTGGCACCGCCACTCTTGGCATGGCCAAAGCCGCGGGCATTATCGTGCTCACGGAAGAGCTCATCAAAACATCCACACCAAACGCGGAAGAGATTGTCAGGCGGGATATGGTGCGGGGGATCGCAGCGTTTCTCGATCAGCAATTCACAGATCCCACCGTGGCGGAAGTCGCCCAAACGTCACCCGCGTCAATTACCAATGGAGCCACCACCGCGGCATCCTTGGACGATCCGAAAAAAGATCTCGGGCTCATCGTGGGGCATTTCACCACCCAAAATCTGCCATTGGAAGAGCTCACGATCATCATGAGCCAGACCAATGCTTACGCGATGGGGCTCTCGGTGAATGCCTTGGGAATGCCGCTCTATCCTGGGGTGGGCGTGAATGGCGGGAATGCTAACGGGCTCACGGTGATCGCGTCCAATGTAGTCGGCCAAAACGTGATCGCCCTGGCTCCCGAATATATCCTTTACGCCGATGATGGCGGGGTGGCCATAGATGTATCGCGGGAAGCCACATTGCAAATGAATGATGCCCCCGTTAATCCCGCGGATCCCGCGACAACCGTGTGGACAAACATGTTTCAAGATAATTTGGTGGCTCTCCGAGCGGAGCGGTTTATCAATTGGAAGAGAGCCACCGCTAACGCCGTGTATTACCTCACGGGTGCGGTATACGCGATCTAATGAGCAGGGCCCCGCGGGAGTAATCCCCGTGGGGCTCTCTTTCCCACCCCTATGCGATTACGGCTCTTTGGTAAATACGAAGTCACGCTAGGGAAAGCCGCCCGCGGGCTTTCGCCGCTCTCCCGTGGCTCGGGCGGGTGGTATCCCATGGTGGTGCGGGAGCCCTTCCAAGGGGCATGGCAGCAAAACCAAGAGATCAGCGGGGATACCGCCCTGTCCTATTTCGCGGTGTTTGCGTGTGTCACGCTGATCGCCGCGGATGTGGCCAAATTACAATTGCGGCTCGTGGAAGTAGACGATAACGGCATATGGCGGGAAACCACCAACCCCGCATACTCCCCCGTTCTCCGGAAGCCCAACCGCTACCAAACGATTGTGAAATTTATCGAGCAATGGATTACGTCCAAGCTCGTGCATGGCAATACCTATGTGTTGAAAGAGCGGGATCAGCGGGGCATGGTGCGGGCTCTCTATGTGCTCGATCCCACTCGGGTGGTGCCGCTCGTGGCCCCCGATGGTGCGGTGTATTACGAGCTCCGCCGCGATGATCTCTCAGGGATCGCCCCCAACGGGGCCCCCGTGACCGTGCCCGCGAGTGAAATTATCCACGACATGATGATCCCGCTTTTCCACCCCTTGATCGGGGTGAGCCCGTTATATGCGTGTGGGCTCTCGGCATTGCAAGGGCTCACCATGCAAACCACGAGCAATAAATTTTTCGCGGGCGGTGCGGCCCCTGGCGGAGTGCTCACCGCCCCAGGGGCGATAGCCGATGACACCGCAAAGCGGCTCAAAGAGTATTGGGATCAAAACTTCACGGGGGCCAACGTGGGGAAAGTGGCGGTGCTCGGGGATGGCTTGAAATACGAGCCACTCACCGTGAATGCCGCCGATTCCCAATTGATCGAGCAATTACGGTGGACAGCGGAAACGATTTGCTCGTGCTATCACGTGCCCGCGTTTAAGGTGGGTGTGGGCCCACACCCGCCATATAACAACGTGGAGCCCTTAAACCAACAGTATTACTCTGACTGTATACAAAGTCTCTTACGGTCATTGGAAACCGTCTTAGATGAGGGCTTGGGATTAGATGGCACGGATTACGGCACCGAGTTTGACGTAGACGATCTGATCTGGCTCGATACCGCGACAAAAACGAAAGCCGCGGCGGATGCAATTGGCTCGGGGGCCATGGCTCCGAATGAAGCCCGCAAAAAATGGTATGGGCTCGGGCCCGTGAAGGGTGGCGATACCCCATACATGCAGATTCAGAACTACTCGCTTGGGGCCCTGGCGGAGCGTGACAAACACGCCCCGTTAGCCGCACCGCCCGCCCCCGAGCCGCCGCCGCCCGAGCTCCCGCCCGCGGATGATGATGAGGGCACCAAAGAGCTCACGGCGTTTACGTGGGCATTACTTCGCAAAGATTGGAGCGGGATCGCCAATGCCCTTTGATGCCGCGGCCATGGCGGAAGTAGTGGAAGCGGTGATCAAATCCGCCCTGGCTCCGCTCGTGGCTAGGGTGAAAGCCCTTGAAGCCCACCCGCCCGCGGATCTCGGGGATGTGCGGGAGCGGATCGCCACATTGGAAGCCCACAAGCCCGAGCCAGGGCCCGCGGGGCCCATCGGGGAAAAAGGGGCGGATGGGGTGGGCGTCACCGATTACAGCGTGGACTATGACGGGGAGCGAACATTTACCCATAAGTGGAGCTCGGGCGGGGAAATCCAGCAAATGCAATTCCGCACCCCGTTGGCCATCTTCCAAGGGGTGTATGTAGACGGGAAGATTTACGAGCGTGGGGATCTCGTGACCGTCAACGGCTCCATGTATCACGCTAACGTGGACACTACCGCCCGCCCTGGCAATGGCTCCAAAGATTGGACGTTAGCGGTAAAGCGGGGCAAGGATGATCGCGGGGGCCCATGGCCGCGGTAATTACCCTCACGGAAGCCAAAACCCAGTTACGTATTACGGATGCGTGGCACGACACCGAGATCCAAGCCGCGGTGGATGCCGCGGACGCCATGATCCGCAAATACATCAAGAGCTCCGATGATCCCACGTGGGATGAGACTACCGCCCCCGCCGATATTAAACACGCCGTCAAACTGATGACGGCTCACGTATACGAGCACCGCGGGGATGCTTTCGGGCCCGATCAAGATAACGATGATCGCGTGTGGATGGCGGTGGCTAATGTGCTCCGTATGTGGCGGGATCCCGCCCTGGCCTAATGGCAATCGGGGATTATCGCCACCGTGGCGTCTTTCAGGATCCCGCCACTATGGTGCCCGATGGTGAGGGCGGATGGATCGAAGGGTGGACAGATCTGGTCCCACCCGATTGGCCCGTGAGCATTACCCCCGCCACGGCTCGGGATATGGAGCGGATCGCGGGCGGCACCGTGATTACATCCGCCACCCATGTAATCGAAGGGCGGTGGCGGCCCGATGTGAGCACCAAAACGCGGGTGCTCTTTGAGGGGCGGATCTTTCACATTACATCGATCATCAACGTGGAAGAGCGGGATATTACCATGCGGCTCGTGGTGGAAGAGCAAATCGGGGGCTAAATGTCTTTCCGCTTCACGATAGATGGGATCGATGATTTCCGAGATCTTCCAAGTAATATCGCCGCCCAAGCGGGCCCGCTCACCAAAGCCGCGGCGGAGCGGGCGAAAGCCGCGGTGGTGGCCGCGTATCCACGGGTAACGGGGCGATTACAAGATGGGGTAATTATCGTGCCCGCGGCATCCTTTACGGAAGCGGTGCAAGGGTATTACGTGATCACCACCGCCCACCATGCCACGCCGTATGAATTTGGTTCCACCAAGCACAATATCCGCCCGCGGCCCACGTTTTTGCCGATTATGAAGCGGGAGCGGCAAGCCCACGTGAATGGGCTCGTGGAGATTGTCAAAGGGGCGGGCTTTATTGTCACGGGGGATGATACCTAATGCCCGTGGTGATTGGGGATCTCTCCGAGATAGACACGGCGATATTTACCACCCTGGCCAATGACGCCACATTACAAGGGTTGTGCCCTGGCGGGGTGTTTTGGGATGTGGCTAACGGGGCGGAGAAATTTGTATTACTCTCACGGAGCCCTGAGATTGAATATGCCAATGCGTTGGGTAATGCCGATGGGTGGCTCCGTGTCACGTATACCGCGAAAGCGGTGATTAAATCCGCCAGTGTGGTGGCGTCCAATAATGCCGCCATGCGGATTCACGAGCTCTTACACCGCGGCTTGCAAGATCTCACGGCGGGCAATTACAGCGTGATGAATATCGAGCGAACAATTCCCGTGCGATACACGGAAGTGGATCCCCAAAATACCGCCGCACGATGGCAGCACCACGGCGGGCAATACGAAGTAATGGTGTGCCCAATTTAGTAAAAGGGTGGTGATGTATGGCACGGCGGCACGGATCAAAGGGTAGCGTGTTAATGGATCCCACGGGAGCACCCACCACACCCGTGGTGGTGGCGTCCATGAACGGGTGGACACTCGATCTTGCCAGGGATAAAGTGGACGTTACCGCGTTTGGCGATTCCTTCAAACAATACGTGCAAGGGCTCCCCGATATTAAGGGCACGATTAAGGGATGGTGGGATGCTGCCGCAAGCCGCCCGCTCTTTGATGCCGCTCTCGGGGAAGTAGCGGTCTTTCTGAAGCTCATCCCGAGCGAATTAGATCCCACGTATTTTTTCTCGGGCCCCGCCTATCTCGATGCCTCAATTGAAGTGGCCGCGGATGGGGCGGTGAGTATCAGCGGGAACTATGCGGGAGCGGGCGATTGGTCCGTGGATCCCGCCACCCCATAAAGCGGGAGCATGATCCGCGGCATCGTGGGCCACGTGAAGTGGCATTACTACACCGCGGCGGCTATTAACGGCTATACCGTCACCCGCGCCAAGGGTGGCGGGCTCTCGTTAGTGGCCACGGTAGTAATGCGGGATGCGTTCAAATTAGCGCAGCGGCCCTTAACGTTTGAAGCCCCGCATAAAAACGGGGTGTGGAAATGGCCAATCGTGAGCCACGAGCTCCACGAGAGTGGGCGGCTCGTGGCCACGCTCGGGCCCGAGTTACCCACGAGCCCCGAGTGGGGGCCACCAAAGGATTTATGTCTCGATTTCTCAAACCCGAAATAGTGCGGATCAATCTCACGGGTGGCGATTGGATCACCGTGAAGCGGCAATTAACGGCGGGAGAGCAACGCCGTGCATTTGCCCGCACCGTAAAAACCGTGAAAGCGGGAGCCCCGCTCGAATTAGATTTAGAAAAAGCGGGATTGGCCACGCTCGTGGAGTATTTGATCGATTGGTCTTTCACGGATGAGGCGGGCAAAGCCGTGGTGATCCGTGATACGCCCGCGGATATCGTGATGGATATTCTCAATAATCTCGATGCCGATAGTTACCAAGAGATCACGGACGCCATTAACACCCACGAGAAAAGCGTGGCGGATGAAAAAAAAACGCGGGCTACCGAGAGCGTATCGCAAGTGACTTGAATATTTGCCGCCTCATGCACTGGACATACCCGGACGTGCTGGATTTACCCGCCGATGTTTACGAGATCTTAGTGGAAGAGCTCATAAAAGAAAGCCATTAGGCTATGGCCCTCACCGCGAAATTTGTCTCCGATTTCACCCGCTTTTATGCCGATGTGCAAAAAGCCACGGTGATGCTCGGGGGCTTTCAGGATGATGCGGATAAAACCGCGGCATCCCTAAACCGTGTCGCCACGTCACTCTCAGGAAAGACACTCATTACCAATGCCACCAATATGGTGGCCGCGGTGGAAGCCATCGGAGGGGCAAGCAAACTCACCGATGCCGAGCTCAAAAAAGTGGGGGCCACGGTAGCGGATGCCGTGGTCAAAATGGAAAAGATGGGGATCGCGGTGCCCCAATCCTTCAAAGATATTCAAGCCGCCACCGCGGGAGCCACCCAAGCCGCGTTTGACTGGAAATCGGCACTCGTGAGTGCCGCGGGGGCACTCGGGATCGCATTCTCCGCCAATGCCCTGAAAAACTTTGTGATCGGGGTGATCGATACGGGAGCCAAGATCGGGGATCTCTCCGAAAAATTGGGTATTAGTGCGGAAGCGGTGCAGCGGTTTGACTATGCCGCCGAGCAGAGCGGGGCGTCCATTGAAACGGTAGACCGTGCCATCAAAGCCATGAATGTAAATCTTTCGGAGGGCAGCAAGAGCACTATAGCCGCCCTCACGGAAGCGGGCTTGCGTTTTGAAGACATACGCAAAATGTCACCCGAAAAAGCTTTTGTGGCTATCGGGGATGCGGTGGCCAGGATCGAAGATCCCATGCTCCGCGCCAAAGTGGCCACGGAGCTTTTCGGGAAAGCGGGCCAGGAACTTATACCCACATTTCTATCCGGCATTACCAAGATCGGCAAAGAAACGTCCGTGATGGCAGATGACACGGTGCGCCGTTTGAAGGAAGCCCAGGATGCCTGGGGGCGTTTCAAAAATGCGGTGGTGGTCGCGTCAGGGGAATGGATCGCCGCGGTAGAAAAAGATGCCCAACGCTGGATCAAAGCGGTGGCCGCTCTCGGGAAACCCCCGCAAGATTTGTGGAAGTTTCTACAAAGTTTCCGTGATCAAAGCGGGGCGATAGCCCAAAGTGCGTCAGATCTCGGGGCGATGGCCGCGAGTGTCACACCACCCGTGCAGAATTTCGCGGATCGAGCTCTTAAGCCCGTGGCGTTAAACGCGGATCAAGCGGAAGCCGCCATCGGATGGCTCAATGCCACGCTCACGAAAGTGCCCGAGCCCACCAAACAAGCGGTGGCGGCCACGGAAGCACTCAATCAGTCACTAGAACGGGTGCGGTATACCCAATTCCAAATGGGCCAATCCGCGGTGGCCGCTACGCAAAACGTGCAGGGCTTTGGGATCCGTATGTCGGAAGTGGTGCAAATTAATCGGGATTTCTCGGAGATCCTTACGGCGTCCACGATCCACGCCGATAAATTTGGCCACGTGCTCACCACCAATGTGCTCCCGTCATTACAGGGGATTGGCGGGGCCACCTACCAAGCGGGGCTCCGTATCAAAGACACCACCACATGGCAGCAAACCCTTAATAGCCGTATGGATGATGTGACGGGGATCCTTGGGGGCATTCAAACGGGGTGGGCCCAAATGGCCACCGTGGGCGCAAAAGCCATTCAAGGGATTACTAATGATCTCCTGGCGGGTAATTGGATTGGGGCGATTACGAAAGCCACCGCAGCACTCGGGGGCTTTATTGCCAAATTACTCTCGGGCTCGGAAGAGTCAAAAAAAGTCAGCCCTATCCGTGATGAATTTTTCAAATTACAGGGCGGGCTCGAAACCCTTAATCCGAAAGTGCAAGCCCTCACCGGAAATCTCACCGCGGTGCAAGCGGTGTTTGATGCCAAGACCGTGCAGCAATATGACGCGGCCATCGCCAATCTCAATCGGATCCTGGCTATGGAGCAAACGGCTCTCGATAATGCCACGGATTCCGCGGAAGAGTATTCCGCTGCATTGCGAAAAATCCCAAGCAAGATCCCTATTGATATTCGCTACACCGAAAGCGGAGCGATCCCGAGTGGTGGGAAAGCGGTGCCAGGATACGCCACGGGCACCAATGGCTTTGTGGATTTCGGGGCGGGCACCCTGGCCATGCTGCATGGCAAAGAAATGGTGGTGCCAGAAAGTGCGGTGCAATCCGCGGGCGGGGGCGGGCTCCCAAGCGGTGCCCCGATCACCATTGTGATTAATGCCCAAGGATCGTTTTACGATACGCCAGGGGATCTCCAACGGTTAGCCGATAAAATTAACGCGGCCCTCACCGCCAAACACGGGCTGACAAATAGGGTCCGTGCCGCCTAATGGCCTTAAGCGGATCGCAGTTAGCGTATTTATACGCCCGCTCCAAGGTGGCCCGCTCGGGAGCCACCCGTAGTAATTACGTTCAAGCCCGCCCCACTATTGCGTGGATCATCCGTGATGATGCGGGCAATATCATTTCCACCACGGATATTTCAGATCTCGTGTTACTCGGATCCGCGCATATTGTCCAAGCGTTAAATGATGAGCCTGACACATGCAGTTTTGATATAGGCCCGCAACCCGCGGCCACCCCATTACCCGCGGTGGGGGATGAGATTAGTATCGCGTGGACGACGGGCCCGCCCTCATCTGGCGTCACACTGTTTTATGGGTATGTCGTTACCATCCAAAAGGATTGGCGGCTCGGGGCGGTCCAACCGCCCTGGCTCTCGATCCAGTGTCAGGATTCCATGTGGCGGTTTGATGCCCGATTAGTGACGTATAGATTTCCCACCCAATCCGCCACGGCATCTATCGAGTTTATCGTGCAGTGGTTTTGTAATAACCGAAACCCGCACCCACTAAATTTCAATACAAATGATGTGGCCCCAGGTATGCCGAGTGTGCCCACATTTGAAGTGATTAATCAGCGGCCATCCACCGTGTTACGCACACTCACCGCGGCGGTGGCGGGTGGGTTTTATATTGAGGGCTTAAACGTCCACGCTTGGGCCAATAGTGTGAGCGAACCTAATCAGACTAATCCGATCCCGCTCACCGTGGGCACGGCATCATTAAAAGCGGTTCGGCTCCATACGGATATTACCCAAATGCGGAAGCGGGTATTTGTGGAAGGGAAACGCACATCTACACTAACGTCCATTCCCGATGGTGGCTACAATCTCGGGGTGCCCGTGGAGGATGCGTCAATATTTGCTACACATCCATACGATCCCAATTACGCATTGGCGCGGATGGGCAATCAATGGATGTATTGCGATACGCCCGTGACCGTCACCGCAAATGGAGCCCAACCGCCGCAAGCAAAAGTGGCGGTGGCGTTTTTGGTGGGCCCATCCGTGGATCGTTTATTTCTAGCCAAAATGGCCACGGTGCCGCCGCCCCTAGGGTGGATTCGAGTGGGAAATCAATACGCCCGTTATGATGCGGTGAATGGTAATCCGCTCACGGGGCAATTTTGGCTCCAAGTGTGGCCATCCACCGCCACGCACGGAAAATTCACTGAAGATATTCCCATAGGGGAAACCGTGGAATGGGTGGATTGTATTTCACGGCTCACACCACATGGGCACGTATGGGCGGGCACACCGTATGGACAATCACAAACCGGTAGTGATCCACTCCACGGGCACCCATCACAAACGCCGATTGTAATCCTGTCGTATCACCCAATTGATGGCGTCTCGCCACCCGCCAGTAAGTGGCCACCCTTAGAGGGCTTTGTGCAAGATGGCCGCTATAGTTACACGGGAGCCCAAGCCCGAGCGGTGCAGGATATAGCGACATTCCAAGATCCATTGGAAACCGTGGAATGGATCACGGAGGATGTGAATGCACTCCCAGGGCGATCCCAGGTGATCGCGTTATCGGGCCCAACGATCACCCCACCGATTAATAAGACGGTCACGATCTTACGTGTGGAGATTACATTTCCGCTCCGCACGATTCCACCGCGGCGGGTCTGCACGGGTGGGGTGGTGAAGCCGAGCTCATATCTTGATCTCGTGGTGACAGCGGATAATTAAGCGGGGGATATATGGCCATCACACGGAGCGTGTGGATCGATGATGACGGGAGCGGCACCACTGGCACGATCTTGAATAATTCCGAGCTCCAAAAGATTTACAACAATATCGACGCATTATTTGCGGCATCGGCGGGTGGTGCGCTCGCAATGCTCGATAACGCGGATGTTGGGACGGTGCATAATTGGGCCCCTGCGGGTTTCACAGCTAAGAATACCTTCATCCGGTGGACTGGCACATCGGATCTCAATTTAACTGGATTCGCGGGTGGCGTCGTGGGGCAAACGGTCACAATTGCGAATTATCACGCTACCGCTCTAATTACATGTGCCCATATATCGCCATCATCGGCGGTGGGTAATAAATTTAGCAATGTTGCGGCAAGTGCGCCAACGCCAATCGCGGCCCGCGGGTGGGTGACGTTTTGCTATGGGAATATTGGCGGGCAAAACGGTTGGAATATGATCGCCCACGAGCAAGGTGCGTGGATTTCACCACCCTTTGTGGCGTCCGACTATTTCGGCGGCGCGAGTATGACATGGACGGTTACGGCTGGACAGGTGACGACCGCAATGTATCGGCTATCAGGCCGCACGCTCTTTTGGGCGTTAGATGTTCGGAATACCACATTAGGCGGAACACCCACGGTTAACATAATTCGCAAACATTTCGGCGGCTTTACACTGTCCAGCGCGATCATGTGGGCCACGTGCGGTTTTGGTGGTGCTAATACGGGGATCGGGATCGGCACGGGCGCGGGGTTAGGCACGGCGTTTTATCGTGATGGGACATTTGCATTGAACTTCACCCTAGGATCCCAGAACGTGCTCGGCACGGGTTTCTACGAAATCTCCTAAGGGGGCCTAATGCTTGAAGTGTTATTTGCGATAGCCATTGTGGGGGCGGTGCTCTATCTGATCGAAAGTCTCACGCCGATGGCCGCACCGATAAAGATCGTGGTGCGGCTCGTGGCGATCCTGATCATTGCGGTGCTCTTGCTCCGCTTGCTCCGTGTGGTGGGTATTGCGATCCCGTGACACCCGCCCCGCTCGGGCCCAGGGCGGATGTGCTTCTCGCGGTGATCGTGGAAGGGATCGCCCACGGCGGGATCCCGCTCAATAGCATGGAGGATGTAGCCGCCCTGTATGCGTGGCTTACCGTGATCGTGCCCACCCTGGCCCCGCCACCCGCGGCCCACGAGTTCCCGCCGCCCGCTCGACGCTACCCTAAAATTACGCAAGATTAAGCCCAATACCCCTTCCGTGCGTGACACTCGTGCGTGACAAATAGGTTAAAGCCCATAAACGCTATGGCTTACGGATGTGGCTATCGGCCTTCTAAGCCCAAACCCTCACCCCATAAAACTTCCACTAAGTCACTGAAAACACGCCACTTACGGCTCACGGGCTCGAGCCAGTGTCACGCACACCCCTAAACAAGATTATGCAAATTTACTAACAATTACGCACGGCGGGATCACCGTGCGTGACACCGTGCGTGACACTATGGACAAAGCTAAGCCGCTTGGGTTATACTCCGTGAGTGGGCAATACCGCCCACTCTGATAGGAGCGGCAAACGTGAAGCGGAAATCGGTAGTAGCGGAATACATGGCGGAAGTGGGGCGGCGGGGTGGGCGGGTGAGCTCGAAAGCCAAAGCCGCGGCGGCTCGGGCCAACGGTGCTAAGGGTGGACGCCCACGCAAGCCCGTGGTGGAGATCAAGATCCCCAATGGGTGGTTTCTCGTGGATCACCGAGAGCGGGCACTACCCACCCCCGCGGTGCTCCGTGAGAATAAAAAACACGCATGGATCGCGGGGAACGATCCCGCCCTGGGTGAGCTCGTGGACGATGCCCGCCATTACGCCCACGCCAACGGGCCCGATCAATGCCCCACTGGCTTGATTACATCCGCTCGGGCTCTCTTGCGGGCCCTAGCGGCGGCGGGGGTGGCGATATGAAGCTCACCCCGCGGGTATGCCGCTTTTGCGGGAAGCCCAAAGCCACGATCCCATTTCGCCAGGATGGTGGGGCTTTCTATGCTCACTTGTCGTGCTTCCGTAAATGGCGGGCCACCGCGGCGAAAGCGGGGGCCAAATGACGCGGGCGGAAGCGGATAAAAAGCTTAAACGGATTTTTGGCACCGCGGCGGCTTATCGGGTGGATCGTGGGGCTCGGGATCAGGATGAGCGGGAAGCGGCCCACGTGGAGCACATGAGCGTAAAAGCGGAATGGGAAGCCGCCAATAAAGCCCTAAGTGAGCGGGCGGCGGCTCTGGCGGCGGCGGATGTGGAATATCAGCGATTGAAAACCAAACGGGATGAGCTCCGAGCGGTGAAGGATCGATTATTCGGGGTGGTGCTCCACTACCGATTCACCGCGGGATATATGGCCCACGGATTCTTTCACGTGGAAGCCCAAGCGGATACCTGGGAGCAAGTCTTTGAAAAACTGAAAGAGAAATACCCCAACGGGAAGCGGTGAGCTCGTGGCGGCGGTGGAAACGTCAAAGGGCCAGGGATTACAACCCCTGGCCTTTTTTCTTTGCCGCTTCCAATTGATCAAAGCGGCGGATCCTTTTTTTCCGCTCAGGCGGGAGATTGCGGAACCACTCCCGCATTTCGCGGGCCCGCTCGTGCTTCCGCTCCCGCTCCGCCCGCTTAAGATTTCGCGTCCACATGGCCCACTTGGCGTGAAACTTTTTGATGTATGCCGCGGAGTGCTGATAACGGCGTGGCTCGGTTTTCAGCGGGAGATTGATTTCTAAATCCCTGGCACACCGTAAGAGCGTGGCACGAGTGGACGGGGCCCGAGCTCGGGAAGCCGCCGCCCGCCAAACGTCCACGAGCCCCCACAAATGAGCAATGGTGATCGGGGCGGGATTTGAACCCGCGGCCCCCGCGTTAGAAGCGCGGTGCTCTATCCCCTGAGCTACCCGATCAAGTCGATTTTTCGCCACCGATACATACCAGACACAAACTCCATAGGCATGGGATCAAACGATCCCGCCCGCACCGCTTTGAGAATTTCCCGCTCTTCCATACGGAGGATAGCCGCCACTTCCGGCAAGATGAGCACCACGGGCCACGTGGTGGGATCGCGTGGATCAAACTCAGGATTATTCATAGATCCCCCGCCGATGGTGTAAGCGGATTTGTTGGCGGATCGTGAGCGTGAAGTGGCGGATCATCCCTTCCGCATTCTCGGGATGATCACGGGTGCATCCCGCCAGGATCCGCCCGAGCTCATACGAGAGTGCCGCCGCAATTTCCGCGGCCCCGTCGTGGGCGAAATTCTCCACAAGCCACACCATGAGCCGCTCTTGAATTTCCACCGCCCGCTTGGCATCAATGGGATCATCCACGGGGTGTGTCACTTTTCCGCGGTTTGCTCGGCATCTTTCGGGTTGATGTAAAAGGGTTTCGCGGTGCGAATATACCCGCCACCCTTCCGTTTGAGATAGCCCCGCCGCACATAGGGCCCCATGTGTCGCACATTCACCCCGAGCTCTACGGGGATAAACGGATCCTTGAGATCAAATTTAGCCAGGGCTTCCGCGGTGCGTTGGCGTTGTGCTAAGTATTTCGCCAGATCTCCAGGGCTCTTCCGCTTTTTCTGTTTCTTTCCTGGCTTGGTGCCCGCTCGGTATTTTGCCTTACGGGCCCGCCATAGGGCCCGCCGCCGCTTTTCATCCATCGCCACCGCCGCCCGCTCGATAGTCGGAAGCCCATTCCCGTTACCGTTAGAGCTCTCGTGGTGTTTTTGAAATGCGGCGGATTTACGATCCCCACCCACCCGCGGCACGGGTGATGCTGACAGCAACGCCATGGTGGCCCGCACCGTGGCCGCGGCATTCTCGTGGTAAGCCAAGAGCCGTAATAGACGATCACTCACTGTGGGATTAGCTGGCATGGGCTCCACTCCGTTTTTCTAAACGCTCCACACGGATTGTGTGGGCGATATTGCGGCGGGCGGCTTTACGGGCTTTGGTGTCTTTCTTTTCTTTGGCCCGCTCGGTTTCGTCTTTGTGCTTGAGGGATGCAAACGTGATCGGGCTTCCGCGGTGCTTCGCAAACCAATTGAGTAGTGGGGCATCCCCGCCAAGCCCTTTGACTTCAAAAGCCGCCCCGAGCACCGCCAGGGATACCGCCCCGAGCCGCGGGATCGCCAGTCGATCAGGGTGGATGTGCTCAAACACTTCGCGGGTATCTTTCACCCGTAATTCTGTATTGAGCAATTTGGAGAGATTAGCCGCGGCGGTGAAATTAAAACACGCCACTTTCGAGAGTGCCGAGCGGTCAAAGAGATCCCGCCCGATACGGAGCACCGCGGTTTTTTGCCGCTCCGTGATATACGCCACCACCGATTTGCCGAGAATCGCCGCGGAGAGATCCATTGAACCTTACCCCCATAGGAAAAGAGCCGCCGCGGGTGGGTAGTGCCCGCGGCGGCTCGGGTTTAGCCCGTCTTTTTCACGAGAGCCAGGGCCCCGCGGCCCCGCTTTTTTGTGGGTGTGGGTGGTGGGGCCCCGTGTAAGTGCTCGTGCATTTTGGCCATGGCCGCGGCCACCCGCTCCGATACCGCGGCACCCGTATAGCGTTTAGTGGTTTCCAAGTTTGAATGCTGCATGAGCTCCGCCACCGCACGGAGATCCCCCGTGACTTTGTAAGCAAATGTCCCAAACGAGTGGCGGAGATCATACGGGTGGCATTTAGGCGGGAGCACATGGAGCCATGCGTCTAAGGGAGCTCGATCCCCTGAGTGCATGGCTTCCAACGTGAGCCGCTCGGTAATGCGGCGGATCGCACCCTTCCACGCTTTCCCCATGGAAGAGCGGGAAAACTTTTTACCCCACAAATTGGCCGCACCGAAAGCCACAAAAGCCGCCACCGCTTCCGGAAAGAGCGGGCCCACCCATACACCGTCTGAGCCCTCACCCTTCCGCCGCGGGGTGAGAAAGACACGCCCACCGAGCATGGAGACACCATCGGGAGAAAGACACCCCAAGAGATCCACATGGCCCTTTTCGAGCCGCTCCAATTGGGCGGGCGGAGCTCCCGTATACGCCATGAGCGTTAGGCGGATCTTGGTATGGCTCACGGTGCCACGCTTCCCAAACCGAGCCGCCCGCCCACGATCAGGAATAGCCGCCAGGATGAGCCGCACCGCTTCCATAGGGATGCCCCGTTGGAGCGGCTTGGGCTCACGGAGTTTTTTAATCCGATCCGTGGGGTGCGGGGTATCTTCCCCGTCCATTAGATCGTAAAAGCGGCGGAGTGCCCGCACACGGTGATTCACGCTTGAAGCCGCCGCCCCGCCGTCTTTCCATGCGGTGCGCTGTTTACGTATGTCTCTACGGGTGAGCTCGTGGCGGTGGAGCGATCCGAGTGGGCTCTCGATCCAATGCTGCATAAGCGAAGTGAAATCGGCCCGCTGGCCCTCTTCGATCATCGTGAGCATTTCCGCCACATCGGCGGCTATGGTGCCCTCACGAGCCGCCCGCGGGAGCTCTTCCAATAATTCCGCTTCCGCTCGGGCTTGCCACGCTTTCATTTTGTCCACGTGGGTGGAGAGCGGAAATTTGGTGCTCCGCGGGATCTCTTCCGTGGATTTCGATCCCTTCCGTTTTGTCACGTAGTAGAAATTTTTCTCTCGATAGATCCCTGGGGCCCCAGGAACGGGGATCCGCCGCTTCGTAATCTTGTGACGTTTCATACTGCGATTGCGTCTTTCCTAGTTTGTGGTGGTGTTACCACCCGATTTTGTTCCGCTCCGCGGTGGGCGGGTGCGGGGGCGATTCCAATACGGACTACGACACCGCGGGCACGTGGCGGGTAAAGCATCTTTGAAACGGGGAAGCCATTCATGCCCGCACCGCTCACACAAAAATCCAAAACGGGTGATGCTGATTCGGGCCATAAAACCGCCCGAAAATTCTTTCCTGTGCAATCCCCGTAAACAATATACGGCCCTCTGCGTAGCATAATACGTATAGTGGTGCTTATTTTTGCATAAATTTGTGTCAGTTATTTGACACACCGCAAGGATCCGCCGTAAAACGTCCTTTATACCCTGGGATATTTGAGCTCCCCCACGCTCAAATATCGTGCAAGCCGCCGACCTAAGCCCCGCCGTGGTTCCCTGGCGGCGGAGCTTTCTTACTAGTCAGGGATGGCCCGCTCTTCCCGCTCGGGGGTGTCCTTTGGTGAAACGTCGCCGCCCCGCCGCCGCTACTTCCGCCGCCGCTTCGCTGTCTGATGTGATTGCCACCCGCACCGTGGCCGCGATCCCTGTGCTCTTAACGCTCCGCGATATGGCCGCGATCTATCGCGTCAGCGTGGGCACCATCCGCCGCGGGCTCCAAGCGGGCACATTCCGCCCCATCCCCTGGGATAAATACCCGTATCGGTGGAACCCGTCCGATGTGGAGCGGGATTTAGAAACCCGCCGAGATCTCCGCATGAGAGATCATGGCCGCTTCAATAAACACCGTTTGAGATCCGCCAAGGTCGAAAGCCCGAGCAAGCGGGGGAATGGGAAAAAGCGATCCGGCGGGAGCTCCACGCATTAGGCCCCGCAAGGGCATCAGGGCGGGCCATGAAGTGGTTTCAATTGGAAAGTGATATGCCGCACGATCCCAAGATCCGAGCGGTCACACGGGCTCTAGGGCCCGCGGGGCTCGGTGGGCTCACCGCGGTGTGGTGTCATGTGGCCCGCCATGGGGCATCCCCAGGGCGGGCGATTAATTCACGGCGGGATCCGCTCCCGTTGGAAGAGCTCCAAGACGCCAGCTTATTACCCGCGGCCCAATTCGGTGAATTACTCGAAATCTGCTTAAAAACTCGCCACTTCAAAGTGGAAGAGTGGGAGCGGTGCCGCGGCATTTGGATCCCCGCCATGGAGCGGCGGGCAGATCGTTACACAAAAGAACAAACGAAACGACAGCAAGGAACTTTACCGCTCGATTAAGGCGGTATGTGCAGAGTATGTGCAGAGTATGGCCAGTCACTACACATGTTCTGCACTAACAAACAAACAAACAAACAAAGAAACAAACGGTAATACGTCTGTGGAAACTGTGGAAAACCGAGTAAAGCCGAGCGTTTGTAATTACTTAGCTTGTGGAAAGCGTGAATTTGTCCACGGGGGCCATGAAAAAGGGTGCGTGATCCGTGTCGGAGAGGTTTGACGCGGAGGTAGATCCCGCTCCCACCCTGGCACCCGTGGACAAAAAGATCGGGAGTAATACGAAAACCAAAAGAGGGCTCTTATGAGATTACCGATCATCGCCACGCTTGTGCTCGGGTGTATCGCTTGCGATATTCGCTTAGATACCGCGGGCACCCCCGCGGTGCCCACGAGCCCCACGGGGCCCACGATCACCGTAACCAATACCAATACCAATACGAGCACCACGGATCGCACGGGCACGGACACCGAGCCCACCCCGAGCGGTGGCGGTGGGAGTAATGCCACGCTCCCATTACCCGCGTATGGGGAGCGAGTCACGCGGGATGTAGCCGCGGCCAATCCCGCATTGCTGGCGAATAGCTGCCAGGAAGTGAGCGGGGAAAGTGCGTGGCAATTTCTCGATCTGGTAATCCGAGAGCTCCGCGATCAAAACGGGGATCAACGGTGGGGCTACCTCTGCAAAGATGCCGCGTGTATGGCGTTTGCTCGGGATGTAGTCGCATACAAAGCCAGCACGACGGAAAGCGGCATTTGGATTGTGGATGTAATTGGAAATCATTGCCCTGGCCCGAGCGATCCGCCGCCCACAGTGCGGTGGGGTGTGCTCCCGTTTGAAACGGTGCGGAAATGGGCCACGGCTCGGCGGTAAGGGCTCAATTGGTGCTCCCGCTCGGGCTCAATGACGCCACGAGCCCGCCAGGGCACCGCATACATGCGGGGCTTTACCCCACGGGGAAATGGTGGGAGCCCTGCGAAGTAATGTGCTCGGCGTGTGGGTATCGAGAAATGGCCCGCACGGTATGGGCGGCTCAAACGCTCTCATTTGCTCACGATGCCACCCATGTATAGAGAAAAACTTCCGCGGCCCACGGTGGAATTAATCCGCTCCATGCAAAACGTGGGGGAAATCTTGGACGCCACCGCCGTGGAAATGGAAAAGCAATTACACCGAGCCCCACGAGCGGTGGCGTGTGCTCGGGTTTGTGCGGCCACGTGTTACCAAGCCGCCCACCGCATAAAAGAGCTCGCCACGCTCGTGGAAGAAATCGCCCCGATTATTGACACGCGAAAAACGCCACGGAAAAAACGGAAATGAATACTCGTGAAGCGTGGACGCAATTTGCCAAGAGTAGCGGTGATCCTGTGCCAAAACGCCGGCAAAATAAATACGGGGCGCAGAAATTCCTTGTGGACGGGATCGCGTTTGATAGTGTGCGGGAAGCGGATCGCTACCAAGAGCTCAAATTACTCATGGCCGCGGGCTTAATTTCCAATTTAGAGATCCATCCTGGCTTTCCCTTGCAAGTGGTGGAGCTCTTCCGCGAAGGGCCCCCGTGGACAATAGACACCATCGGGATGTATCACGCGGATTTCAAATACTTAGATCTTCACGCGGGCATGTGGGTGGTGGAAGATGTGAAAAGTAAAGCCACCAAAACGGAAGCCTACAAGTTACGGAAGCGGATCGTGGAAAGTGTCCACGGTATAGCCATACGGGAGATTGAGTAATTATGCGGGTGCGTGTTATCGCCCAAATTATCCTAATCGCCTTACTCGCGGGCTTTGTGTGGGCTTGCTCTTTGGCCATAGAAGGGCATTTAGCGGATGCCCCGCGGGATCCACCATGCCCACAAGCCGAGCCCTAATCACGTGCCCGCATTGCGGTGGGCGATTAGCGATCAGTGTTTTGCGCGGCGGAAAGACATAGCCAGGAAAGCCGCCCGCACCCGATGGGAAAAGCATCATGGCAAATTGGCGAGTAGCGGAACCACGGATCGCCCTGTTTTGTAAGTGCGGAGCTCAGTGGTTTGGCCGCTATCTCAAAACCGCGGCGGGGAATATCGAGAGCCACCGCCAACGGTGCGGCGGGCCCATTCCCGCCCAAACGTATGAATTACTCGGGCATCGGATCATATGGCCACGCCATTGGACGGATCACGAGCGGGCCCAAGCGAGATCCGCTTCACTCCATTTCTATGATCGTCCACAAGCGGAGCACTTGGGATGACACTAGCGATAGGCTTTCTTATCGGCTTTGTAATTGGCACACTCGGCTATCGTCTTTGGAAAAATTGATGCAGTTTTGTGCGGAGCATGGGTGTGGTGAGCTCGTGCCCCGTGGACGGTGCCAAAAACATCTCTACACCCGTGATCGAGCTCGGGGCACATTCCGTGAGCGTGGGTATACCTCACGATGGGATAGACGATCCGCCCACTTCCGATCTATTTACCCCTTGTGTGGGATGCGGCCCAATGGACAAAAGCCCGTAATGAGCCAGTGTTACACCGAGCACCGCACCACGAGAGCCACGCAAGTGGATCACGTCATACCACACAAGGGTGATCCCGTGCTCATGTGGGATGAGCTCGGCAATTGGCAATCCCTGTGCTCGGCGTGTCACATGCGGAAAACCGCGGCGGGGAAGTAATGGACAAACAGACACTAACTAAGCAATTCACGCGGGACCAAATCACTATTGGTGGTGTGCCATTCACGCAATTACCGAGCGTGGCCCAAGATCAGATTTGTGCGTTAGCAATACTTGCCGCAATGATAGAGCGTGGAGAATGCCGCGACTTAATTACGACACGAGCGGCAATGGATTATATATGGGGCGTAACAGACGAGCTTATGCGGGCACATTTAGAAATGGCCGCGCAATTAGAAAAAATTGGGCGGAAAGCGTTTTGGGCGGCTCGTAAGTAATGCGTGTGTATTGCCCGCATTGTGGGGAAGATCGGCAGATAGAACGCACGGATCGCAAATCCGTGTATGAAATGATTGCCCCACGCTTAGAGCTCTACGTGTGGTTTTGTAACGTGTGCGGGCGGGAATTTATCGCACCACGGATAGACGATGCGAATAGATGATCACCCCTTATGGGAAGCACTCCGCCCGTTACTCTACCCACAACGATTCAAGCGGGCTCAAAGTAATACGCGGGAGCTCTTCCGAATAGAGATCCACGATCCTGAGACAAAGCCATTTAGGGCGGCACTATTAGGGATAGAGATCAATTGTGTTACGTGTGAGCGATTGATCCACCCCGTGCGGGCCCGCATTGGGTGGGGCACACTTTACTTAGTCACCACGTGTGACTTACCCCGCCGCTTGGGGTGTTCGCGTCACTCGAAATGTAGGGTGGAAGTGGCCAGGATCGTGGGGCTCTTGCAAGGGCATATACACCCTAAGCAAGTGGGATTGTTTTAACGTGGGGTGATCCGGGGGTGATCCGGGGGGGTATGGGTAAGTCCTAGGGGCATCCTGAGCGGGGC